AGTGTCTCATATGGATCTGCTAATTCTAACTTGATTGTGCCTGTTGCCAATGTAGCATCATGCGCTTTTCAATTAACCACACAATCCCAGGGCGGTATGGTTGGGCCTGTTAATCGCTCAACAATTTCCTCTGGTCAATTACTAGCTGCAGGTAATGCTGGCGGAGATCTATTGACTCTTAGCGAAGCCCTGGACATCGCCCCTCAAGAATGGACTGGCGGTTACCTGGTCGCGGTTGAATCTATATTCCTCGGAGTGGATCAGTCGATCGCTGCTCTTATTGATGAAGTAACAGTTGTGCTTGAATGCACTGTTGAAACCATGACCGCAGCAGCAAGCATGGCCTTAGCGTTGAGCCAACAATGAGTTGGTTCTAATGGCTTCTAATGCTCAAATGGCTGCAATACTACGCTCTATCGCTGATGGTCTGCTTGAGCCTGTTGCTACTGTTACGGGTCTTTCCCCTGGCGTTGTCCAGGGATTCGTTGAAGGAGCCACCACTGGATCAGTTAAAGCAGGCAAGGCGAAAGGACGTAAGGGTAAAGTCAGTGCTTACAATAAAGCATTCTCTAAAGCATTCAAACGCCAGAAGGCCAAAATGACAAAGAAGAACGGCGATTTCAAGAAGGGTTGCAATAATGCCAAGTGTATGTCTGCTGCTCACAAAGAAACAAAGAGGATGATGAAGAAATGAGGTTCGGAAAGTTACGCACGTTAAGAGGACAGATCGAAGTTACAGGTCTTGCAGGTAAAAAGAATATTATTGTTGCAGATGGATTAATCAATTATGGATTGAAAATCCTATCAATGAAAGTTTGGCCAGAGGATTCAATAACTGCAGCATTTCAATTTCAGGCAATATTGAACCTTGATGTGCCTGCAGGTTTGGTTGAACCTAATGCTGGTGACAATAGACAAATTGCATGGGATTCACAAAAGAATAGTTTAGCAAGCACTATAGTTAATCCAAATCCAATTATAGATCCGGATCATATCGTTAATAGAGATTTATTCTTGACAATGTCCAGGGCAACAAACGGAACTTACAATTATTTGATTGAAGCTCAAGTTGTCGAACTCGATGACAATGAAGCAATCATTACGATTATCAAGGAAACTTCTCAGTCATGAAGTCCATCCGCAGTGAATGCACGTGTAATCAGGAAGAGTCGTGTCTTCATCAAACATAGTAATGACCATTACTCCATCATTATCCAAATAACAGCCGTCTGCAATGACCAATTCTTGCGATGGTAAATCCTTGCGTAACAATCTCATGTAAATTATTTGATTGTCGATAGGACATCTTTCATTTGTCATTAGTAACATCATCGAGAATCACCCGATTCACAAATGCACGTTGTTTGAGCTGGTTCTAGGTTCAAAGAATTAGATCCACAATGGCATCGATAAAATTCACAAAACAATTTAGTCTGCCCGTCATCGTCAATTGGATGAATTGCTGTCCATTTAACATTACAATTACCACAATAACAGCCAATAAAAGCCTTATTGGACAATGGCGCTCGCTCGATAGTGTAGCCACAGTCGCAAATGAATTTACTCATGCGTCCATCACCCAACAAATTTCACACTTAGGTACTAATTCGGGGTTGCATTTGCCGTCATCACGATGGTTTCGATGTGCTTTTGACCCCGTATGGTCGATGTCTGCCAGGTATCTAACCATTGCAGAGGTATCAATCGCCCTTTGAACCCATGCTGATCGGTTTCCGTTGGTGTATTCAGCCGCCAATTTATCCAAATTGCGCTTCGCTTCTAGTGTCAATGACACCGTAATGATGGTTTTATCGTCCCTCATGGTATGTCCTAGTAAGAGGTTATTAATAAATAATGCGGCGTTGGGGTATAAGTAGGTGAGAAAACAATAGGATGGGTGTGGCGGGGGTAGTAGTAATGCTATGCTTGATTGGCTCGCTACGCTCGCGGAGATAGAATCCGTGGATCGAGTGTATAACAGGTTTACTTTATACACCGTCGCGGTCTGCCTTTAGATATGGCGAGATCAGATTCTTTCTTCATCCGAGCGACCGTAGCTACTAACGGAGTAGTATACGCACAAACAAACATCGACCTGGGTTCATTCGTTGATGCCCTCGGAAAAACAGTTATGAGGATTCATAATTGTAGTGTCTCATATGGATCTGCTAATTCTAACTTGATTGTGCCTGTTGCCAATGTAGCATCATGCGCTTTTCAATTAACCACACAATCCCAGGGCGGTATGGTTGGGCCTGTTAATCGCTCAACAATTTCCTCTGGTCAATTACTA